AAAAATGAAAAAACAAAAATTAATAATTCCAACTGCAGAAGAATTAATTGAAAAAGTTAAGGTTCCTTCTGAATTAAGATTTTTAGAAGGGTTTCAAGAAGCATGGGAAGAATGGTGCTTCTACAAACAGAATGAGGCAATGGACGATAGGTCCCAGACATTAAAACCATGGCGTACTGTGATGGCAGGACAAAGGGAGATGTCACACATTAGGAATCAACACAATAAAGGAAGAGATGTGGTTAATGTGATCAACCAATCGCTTCTAAGACAATGGATTGGGATTCGTTTTGATCTTATTTCTGACAGGAATCAGGTGCCTAGCTTGAAGTCTAAAGAGCAGGTTTCTGATCTAGATTTAGAATTTCAGAGACTAAATTCCCAAAACAACATTTTAAACTAATTTTTTGTATATTTGTATACTTATGGATGAGTATAAAAGTATTAAAATTCCTTATCAACTTTTGGAATTATTAGAAGAAAAGTTGGAAGAGAGTAATTCAAAATATGGATTTGAGATTGCTCCAGAAGCATTTATCGAATTGGCAATTCAAGAGAGGATGGGACGCTATTTCACAAAAAAAAGCAGAAATAATGCAAAAAGTTTGTGAAAATTGCAAAAAAAAATACACCCCTTCTGGTGGTCAATATAGAACACAAAAATACTGTTCTATTTCTTGCAAAAGAAAAGTTGCCCACTCAAGATTGCCCTATAAAAAAGGTGGAGTCCCAAGAGCTACTTCTGTGGCAGTATTTATGAAAGCTAGAATTTCTGATGATACTGCCCCATGTCATTATTGTGGTGTTAGGCTAAGACCTAAAGACAAATGGGTATTGGATCATAAAATTCCTTTAGCAAAAGGTGGAACGTCTACAGAAGATAATTTTTTATTATCTTGCTTTGATTGTAATTCCAGAAAAAGAAATATGGACTACGATTTATTTATTAAACTCATTGAAGAGGAGAGAAAAAATGGATGAAGAAGCGTATAAGGCTCTTTTACAAAGCCTAAAAAGGTGTGAGTTGAACTTCCACTCACACACTAGAGAATTTGGTAAACTTACAAAACAAGACATTGCATTTTGGGCAGAAGGACTTCAGGATTTTACTGCAGAAAGGATAATGTCTTCTTTTCATGGTCACATCTCTAATGAAAGTTTTTTCCCTACAATAAAAGACATTCGTCATGGGACTGAAAGGAATCCTCCTAGAATGGCTTGTGAGGATCACAAATACCTGCAAAAGCTCGAAGAAGATCGCAGGTTGCTTCCAGAGCCAGAAAGGCAAAGGATACCAATGCCTGATAAAATGAAATCATTATTAAAAAAACTTCAGTCTGATGTAAATCATGGTACAAATTCTTTTCAAGAATACAAGAAGGAGATAAGTGGTAACTCTTGAACTCCCATTCCCGGTGTCAGCTAATAATTATTGGATGATTCAAGGTCGGAGATTAATTAAGACTAAACGAGCTAGGGCTTATATTGCAGAAGTTACCCTTATGTGGTTGACTGAGAAATCGAAGGGGGCGATTGCATTTGGTGAAGATGAAACTCTGGCGATGGCAGTAGCAATCCATTATCCAGTTGATAAACGTAGGAATATTGACATTGATAATGCTTTAAAGGTCCTTGTGGATTCGATGGAAACTGCAGGTGTTTACCAGAATGACAATCAAATAAGGCACATTCAAATAACGAGAGAAGAAGCAAAAGACAAAACGATTGGTGGAGTCAGGGTTTCTATTAAAAGTTGTGAACATGAAATGCAGCTAAATGATCAGAATTTTATTGTTGAAGATATACACAATAGAAGTAAATAATTTATAAGGAGAGATATGGAATTACCACAAACTAATTTATTTGGTGAGATTGAAAATGATTGCCAAAGAGAATGGGATGGTATGCCTGAATACCAGAATGTGAAGCAGAAAGAGCCAGAAATAACTGCAACTTTTAAGTTCAGGAATTATAAAGATTTTAAAAGGTTTGAATCACAGGTTAAGAATTATCTCTATGATGGAGAAAGGGTCTTTGAAGGGAAACAATTGAAGGATAAAAAATCCACTTGGTATCCCTTGAATGAAAAAGCAAGTATCTACAGGTATGTGAGTAGAAAAAATGTTCTACCTAGGTTCCCTGTTTATATTGTCAGTAAAGGAAGAGCATCTAATAACCCAACAAGCAAAGCACTTCAAAAACTAGGTGTGCCTTTTAAGATGATTGTTGAAGACCGGGAACATGATGAATATGCCAGACTAGTTGGGGAAGAGAATTTACTGGTGCTTCCAGAAGTTTATAAGGAAGACTACGATACCTTCTGGGATGATGATGATGGAAGAACTGGACCGGGTCCTGCAAGAAATTATGCATGGGATGATTCAATGGCATCTGGATTCTCCCATCATTGGGTCATGGATGATAATATTGCTTCATTTGAGAGGATGAACAGAAATCGAAGAATTAAATGTGATAGTCCAAATCTGTTTTATGCATGTGAAGACTTTGTGTTGAGATATAAAAATATTGCTATATCTGGACCTCAGTATACTTACTTTTGTCCTGCAATTGATGCAAGACCCCCATTTAAGTTGAATACTAGGATATATAGTTGTTTGTTGATTAAAAATGATATTCCATATAGGTGGAGAGGAAGATATAACGAAGATACTGACCTCAGTCTTAGAGTCCTTAAAGATGGGATGTGTACTGTCCAGTTTAATTTCTTTCTCCAAGAAAAACTGACTACTCAGAAGATGGGAGGGGGTAATACAAAAGAATTCTACCTAGAAGGTGGTACAAAGAATAAAAGTCAGATGTTGGAAGATATGCATTCTGATGTAGCAAAAGTGTCATGGAAGAATAACAGATGGCACCATCATGTGGATTACAGACCATTTGAATTTAATATCCTTATTAGAAAAAAGGAGTATGATGTGTCTTCTGAAACTAATAATTATGGGATGGAACTAAAGTCAGTTTGACAAAACATTTAAAGTGGAAAAAATACATGGCAGGTAAACCAATAAGAAACGCTAGACGAGCTAGAGAAGCTCGAATGTTTGATGATCCCGAATTCTGGGACAAAATATTTGATGGTTATGCAGAGTTTGGATCACTACCTAAAATGGCAAAAGAGATTAAGGTTCCTTACAAGACTCTTTACCATAAAATAACAACTACTCCGGAATTGAAAGAGAGATATACTGTTGCAAGGGAAGCATATGCAGACTTGTCTGTTGACGATATCCGATCCATAAATGAAAAGTTGGAGATGGGACATCTGGACCCATCAACGGCAAAAACACTTATAAACTCAAAGCAATGGATCATTCAAAAATACTCACCAATTCTTTATGGGGAGAGGCAGACTATTGACATGCAGGTCACCGATGCTACCCAGCTCCATCTCGAGGCTCTCAGGAGTCAAATGCAGTTGAATAATCCAAAGGATATAACCCCAAAGAAAAAGGAGATTGAGGGGTGATTAGGTTACACTTAACACTTAAACATCTGGACACTCTTGATGATGTGCTTGATATTATTCCAGACCTTCCTGATGAGTATAAAAGAGGAATTGATATGGATATTGTTAAATCATTACAAGAGGTTGTCTATAATAAAATGGTAGATCAGGAAAGGAATAAAAATGCTAATAAAATGTGATGTCTGTAATAAGGAATTTATACCTAAATCAATCAAAAATAAACGATGCTCAGAACTATGTCGTAGGCGTAAATGGGCTGATTGGAAATCTGAACGAGATGCCCAGATAAGAAGAGATATCTACATAAATGCTCCAGTAAAAGAATGTAGATATTGTGGTGGTGAATTTAAGGCAGTCCCTGAACATAAGGTGTTTTGTAGTAAAGATTGTGCCGGGAAATATGTTAAACCTAAAGGGAAAAACCAATGGGGAAAGCCAAAAGAACATCCATTATCTAATTATACTGTGAAGATTAAAAAAGAAACACTTGAAGAGAAAATCCAACACCAGAAAGAAATTGATGTTGCAATGAAACTCTTCTTGGAGAAAGGTGGAGTTATTACTAAGTTAGATCCTGTTCCTGATCCTGTACTACCATCTGTTGGCTCTTACGATTGGGGTTGGGAAGAATTGGTTGGGCTTGGGATTGTTGGATGCTCAAAAGAGCAAGCAGTTGATCTGGCAGAAGCTGAAATGATGCTATCAAGTGTGGATGTCGTCTGATGGGTAAAGTTACAACTGTTGTGAATGCAGAATGTGGAGTGTTTACTTATCCCTTGAAGCTAGATAAAGAGTTTTGTGATAAGCTAATATCTATTCCTGATAATAAGTGGACAGTAGCTAAAGTTGAAGATGATATAGATGCATCTGAGGTGGTGGATGATGTGCTTAGAAAAAGTGAGGTCTTTTGGACTAACGATAAGTGGGTAATAGATGCTATTTTACCTTTTATGGAAGTTGCTAACGAACTGTCAGGGTTAATGTACGAAATAGATAGAGTGGAAGATGTACAGATTACAAAGTATGAAGCCGGGTCTTTCTATGATTTTCATGTTGATGGATATGCTAATCACAATTATAAGGATAGTAATGGAAGAGTCAGGAAACTATCGATGACTATACAGTTGAATGATAACTACGAAGGGGGTGAATTCCAGATTTGCTATAGTAAAAAAGGTAAGGTTGAAATAGAAACTCTTAATAAAACAAGAGGGACTGTTGTAGTGTTTCCTTCACACCTTGAACATAGAGTGAAGAAGGTAACTAAAGGAACACGTTACTCTTTGGTAGCTTGGTTTCTAGGGTTACCTTTGAAGTGACTCTATATATATAGAGTTATATAATACTAAGACTTATAGGATAAAAGAAAGAATAAGTATAGGAAGAGTAAGTATAGTAACAGTAAGTATAGTAATGGTAAGTATAGTAATAGTAAATATAAGGGGAGTAATGAGTATAGATTTATATAGTTATCTTTATATCTACCTTTATACATTTATATATCTATATCTATATATAGATTCTCTTTTTAACTACTATAACACTATTGTTTATAGCTCTTCACACACATGTACATGATGTTCATATATTCAAATATTCAAATATTTATATGTACCAGTTGTGTCATTATCGAACATATAAGAACGTGCATTTCTACACGTTTATTGGTGTAGTGATAATAATGTACATATATTATCAAACATCCTATAATATAGGGGGGGGATATAGTATAGGGTATATAAACCCTTGATATTACAGGGGATCAGGGTATAACCCCCCTAGGGGGTCTATGGGACAGGGGACAATTGACATACCCCACACTCACCCTTTTCCAATTTTCTAATTTTTTTTTAAAAAAAACATGGCTAAAGTAGGAGATAAGATTAGTTTTGAATTAGAAGATCAATTATTTGATAAGGGTATTCGTATAGTAAATGCCCAAATTGTCAGGAGGTATCCCAAGTCACTTGGTTCTTGTTGCGAATATTTAGCATATGATTGTGTTGATCTTGAGAATCCTGATTTGAGTTACACAATTTCTGCAGATGAAAAGTTCATTTTGGACAATAGTTGATGATATTAAAAAACAAGTGAGAGAACAGGGGTGTTCACTTACTAAATTACCTGATTCTAAGAGAGCTAATATTTTATTATCTTGGTTGAAGGAAAACTTACCCAGACATTTGGATGTTTGGATTATAAAAGCTCATGGAAGGGAGAACGAAGTCAATGTCTTTAGAATATCCGATAGTGAAGTTAACACAAAGGGAACTGATGCTTGGGTCAATAGTGGGGCTTCAAAGACAGGTGGAGTGCCAAGTAAGTTCAAAAAATGGAAACAGAAGCATTTCTGAATATCAGAAACGTTATGGTAACCCGGGTAGAAAGGGTTTGTGGAATAATGCAATTGAAGGTGCATTAGGAGAACTGGCAGTAGCAAAACATCTGAATGTTTATCATACAGGAATAGGTGGTTATAATTATGTTGATGTTGGCGAATTTTATGAAGTAAGGACAAGACCAGAAGAGTATCAACAGTTATTTGTAAAAAAGAAGGATAATCCAGATAAGTATTATGTTTTGGTGCAGGGAGCTTATGGAGAATACAAAATAAGGGGTTGGATTTGTGGGAAGGAAGTTTTTTCAACTCCTAGTTGGTATCATTCAAATGGTGGTAACACTTCAGAGCAGTTTTGGGTTCCTTTAGAAAAAATGCATCATATAAATGAATTACCAAAAGTTGCACCATGAGTAAGAATATTTTTGTAGAATTTATAGAAAAGTACCAAAAAAACCCTGTTGGTTTTGTACAGGACATTTTGCAACAGGAACCTGACCCTTGGCAGAAAGATTTGTTAGAAGCAGTATTAAAACATAGATTATTAGCAGTAAAATCAGGTCATGGTATAGGAAAAAGCTGCTGTTGTTCATGGTTGATGCTTCATCATATGTTGTGTTTTTACCCCCAAAAAACAGTCTGTACTGCTCCAACATCGGCTCAGTTGTTTGATGCATTATTTGCAGAATTGAAGAGTCAGGTATTGAGATTACCTCCTGCACTTAAAAATTTATTTGATGTTTTTTCAGAAAGAATAACTTTGAAGAGTGACCCCTCTGGTTCTTTTATATCCTGCCGGACAGCAAGAAAAGAGACTCCAGAGGCACTTCAAGGTATACATTCAGAGCATGTTTTACTTATTTGTGACGAAGCATCTTCAGTTGACAGTAGTATTTTTGAAGCAAGTGGTGGCAGCCTTTCAACTCCAAATTCTAAACTTTTGATGGTGGGGAATCCTACAAGATCAGAAGGATATTTTTATGATGCATTTACAAAATTACAAGATAGATGGTGGACTAAAACAGTTTCATGTGAAGATTCTCCAAGAGTCTCAAAAAATTATATTGAAGAGATGGAAGAGAGGTACTCA